CTTGACAACCCTGTACCAAATAACAAGAACTACACGCGCTTTGATCTCATCCATCGAACCGTGACAAGCCTCATGATTCTGCGCGGCGACAACGGCGAGATCGTGGAAGTGCGCCTGCTTGACCCGCGCAAGGTGACGGTGCTGCGCACCGAAACTGGCGCGCCGATCTATCGCGTCAAGACGACCGCTGGCTCTGTTGACTTGACGGACAACGACATCGTGCACATCACACTCTTTGGAGTGGGCGAAGACTTGCGCGGACTCTCACCAGTTGAGCATCACAAGACGACACTCGGGCTTGCCAAGGCAACCACGGAATACGCCGCGCAGTTCTTCACACAAGGAGCCTCAGTTAGCGGGCTCGTGACAGTGCCGGGAGAACTGACTGCTGATCAAGCTGATAGCCTTCGCGCATCGTTCGGACGCCGCCACGAAGGGCTGCGCAACATGCACAAGGTGGCAGTTCTCACGGGTGGGGCCGACTTCAAGAGCATGGGCTTCAATCCTTCGGACCTTGCGATCGTGGAAAACATGGAGGCAGGGACACAAGCCATCGCCAGACTCTACGGGGTACCGCTTCACCTGCTCCAGCTGCCGGGCGGAAACTCCAGCTTCAATAGCCTAGAAATCATCTCACGAGAGTGGCTGACATTGGGACTTGGAAGCCTCATCGCTCGACTGGAGGCTGGCTTCCAGCGGCTCATCGTTGGCGACACCACCTTCATCAAGTTCAACGTTGACAGCATGCTGCGACCGTTGACGAAGGAGCGATTTGACGCCTACGCAGTTGCACTCAACAACGGCTTCCTCAGCTTGAACGAAGTGCGTACGCTCGAAGACCGTCCGCCAGTCGGGCCAGAGGGTGACGCCTTCAGGCAGCCCCTGAACATCGGCATCGTTGGTGAGGAGCCGCAAGCGTGAGCTACGTCATCGTTGACCTTGACGGCACGCTGGTGCTCGACAACGATCAGCCGAATCAGCCACTGATTGACGCCCTGAACCGCAAGGTCATGGACGGCGACACGCAGGTCATTGTCGTCAGCGCGCGCAAGATTGACCGCTTGGAAGAGACTCGCGCGTGGTTGCAGGAGTATCAGGTTGCGGGCGTTGAGCAGGTGCACCTGAACGACTTCGAAGGCTCAGCCTTCGCCACTGGGCTCCCGTTCAAGACGTACAAGTATGAGCTGCTCCGTGAGGAGTACGGCACCGAACTGGAGTATGCAATCGACAACGACCCAGCCGTGCGCGCTATGGCGCAGGCGCTCGGGATTGAAGCCTACACGCCTGAGCAGTTCATCGCTGACGAAGAGCGGGCCATCGTGACCGTGCCGAACTATGTTGCAGCTGCAGCGACCGCTGGGCTTGAAGCGTATGAAGGCGGGCTCGGCGGCGACGGCTTGACGGATCAGACAATCCGCGAAGCCCGACAACTCGCCGCTGGCAGCGTTGACGATGAGAAGGTGCAGCGCATGGCTGCATGGATTCGCCGACATCGTGGCGACTGGGAAGGCGTACCTCAGAACAGTGATGCTGAGCATCCTGACTTCCCGGGACCCGGGGCAGTTGCGGCTTTGCTTTGGGGTGTGAACCCAGTTGCCACAGACGGCGCCGATCGCGTGCTGGCTTGGGCGGATAGTATCAACGACACAACTCAGCAAGAGGAGAACTCAATGGCACGAGAGCACGAAACACGCGCACTGCCGCTTGGCGACTTCACCGTCACCGAAGGCGAAGACGGATCGAAGACGTTCACGGGATACGCTGCCGTCTTCGGCGCGGAATCTCAGGGGCTTCCGTTCATTGAGCGCATCGCCAACGGCGCCTTCAGCCGTGCCATCAAGCAGGCTGAGCAGGGCCGCCGAGTCATCAAGTTCTTGCATGGTCACGATGAGAGCCGCATGTTGGCAACGACCGCCAGCGGGCGACTGACGCTCAGCGAAGACAACGTTGGCTTGAAGGTTGAGGCTCGCCTTGACCCAGCCGACCCAGATGCGGCATCTGTGATCAGCAAGTTGACGCACGAAGCCAAGGCGATGGGCATGTCCTTCGGATTCACCGTCCCCAAGAACGGGCAGACGTGGAACGAAGACGGCAGCCGCACCCTCACGGAGATCGGGCTGCTCGAAGTCTCCACGCTCTCGGGCCATACGCCTGCATACCCGGCAACGCTCGGATTGACCGCCGTGCGCAAGATCGCGCCGAACAAGATCGGCGTGGACGGGGACGCACTCCTTGCAACTCTGGAAGCCGTCAAGGCTGGCAGCACTCTTGACGCTGATCAGACGGCGCTGCTCGACGCAGTGCGCGCCAAGCTAGGCGCAGCATCCGAGCCCGTCATCGAAGCAACTGTCCCAATGGGCGAGCACCACACGATTGTGGCAGCCCGTCTCAAGTTGGAGCAGTTGAAGGGATAAACTCCCACCAGCCCACGCGCCACGAATTTCTCGGCTGATCATTGAGAGCGTCGGATAGGTGGCTCGGCGTATTGTGTAAACCCAGATAGTGAAAGGAGTCCACCATGGACACCATCAAGAATCTGGCTGAGAAGCGCGCCGCGCTGTTGACTGATGCTTCAAGCATCGTCACGGAGCATGCAGCCAAGGGCGAAGCCCTTACGGCTGAGGCTCAGGCTCGTTTTGACGCCCTTACTTCGGAGGCTTCGGTTGTAGCTTCCGCGATCACCTCAGAGAAGGTTGCTGCAGAGGCCCGCGCCGCTGCCGACGCCGCTCGTTCGGAGAAGGCTGTTGCCTTCGCCCCGGCGGCTGAGTCGACCCGCGACCTTTCGTCTGAACTCCGCCGCATCGCCCGTGAGGGTGGTGAGGTTGAGCTTCGTGACATCACGAAGGCGACCTTCACGCAGCAGGTAGAGCAGGGCGACCTGTTCTGGATTACTGCCGGACAGGTCAACCCGTTTGTAGATCCAGCGATCACGACCGTGCTTCAGGTTGCCAAGGGTAACGTTCTGGCACTGCCACGAACGACCGCTCTCGGTACTGCAGCCGCAGTGAGCGAAGGATCGTCAATCGGCGAGAGCGACGGGACGAACTCGTCCTTGAGCTTGACCCCGGTCAAGTACGCCAGCCTGCTACAGGTAGGCGTCGAGACTGTTCAGGACCAGATGTTCGACGTAGCCTCATGGGCTACGGAGAAGCTGGCTGCGGAGCTAGCAGTAGCGCACGGGGCAGTTGCTGCTCCAGCCGTTGCCGCAGCTGCGACCGTTGGCAAGCAGGGTGCAGCAGTTGCACCTACGTACGCCAACCTGCTCGAGCTGATCTACTCCGTGAAGCAGCAGTACCGTCGCGCAGCGAAGCGCGGCTTCCTCATGAACGACACCACGCTTGGTGCAGTCATGGGACTCGTTGACGGCGCAAGCCGACCAATCTTCGTGCCGGGCGATCAGAACCGCCCTGACACGATCCTTGGCTTCCCAGTCTATTCAGCCGCGTTGGCTGATAACGGTGACGAAGCACTCTCGATCGCCTTCGGCGACCTTGGGGCCATCTACACCGTAGTTGCGGGTGCGCCTGCAATCGAAGCAGATCGTTCCTTCGCCTTCGGCACGGGGCTCGTGACGTATCGTGGCATCCTTCGTGGTGCAACGGGACTCATTGACCCGAACGCCGTCAAGACGTTCAAGGGCGCGAACGTCTAATCCTTCGGGACTAGACTCGCAGGCGGCGGGGAGTCGGGCTTCGGCTCGGCTCCCCGCTTCCACTTAGTAGGAGGCAACATGAAAGTCAGACTCATCTACAAGCTGGACGGCACCCGAAACGGGGAGCCATGGCCCGCAGTCGGCGGCACGATTGACGTACCCATGAGCGAAGCCATCAACCTGATCAGCCACGGCTACGCCGTCCCAGTGCCAGTGCCACAAGAGCAGGAGCGTGCAATCGTTGAGCAGGAGCCCGAGCGCGCTACACTGCCGAAGACAACCTCCAAGCCACGCAAGGGGAGAAACTAATGGCAGTCACCACTGGGCAGATCGCAGTCACCAGCACCGCAGCGAAGATCGTCACGCCAGACACGGACGGCTGCCGCGTGCTGCTGCACACCATTGGCAACGCTGACACCTTCATCGGCACCTCAGCAGTCACCACCTCCACGGGCTTGCTACTTGATAAAGATGCCGCCATCGTTGAGATTCGCCTTCGCCCGGGTGACGAACTCTGGGCAATCTGCGCCACCACTGAGACACTCACCTACATGATCTTGGAGAACGCATGAGCTACGCCACGTTGGCTGAAGCCAAGGCGAGTCTGGGGATCACTGACTCCACGGATGACGCTGCGATTCAGTCATGCCTTGACGCAGCCGATCAACTGATCAACAACTACGTCGACACGAAGGTTGGCTTCGGCGTCACCACCAGCCAGACGCGCTACTACACGGCGCAGCGATTCGACTTCGTGCTGACTGATCCGATCGTCACGGTCACCACGCTGGCGACGGACATCAACGGCACTGGCTCCTACTCCCAGACATGGTCGGCGAACGACTACGTGCTGGCTCCCCGCAACGCTGCGCTGGACTCCCGCCCCTATACGGAGATCGACACGAGCCCGTTCAGCACCGCGCAGCTAAACTTCCCGACGGGTTATCTTGAAATCAAGGTGGTTGGTACGTTTGGTTGGCCCTCAGTACCAGCTGCAGTAAAGCAGGCAGCCCTGATTCAGACGGGTGCTATTTTTGCCAGCCGTACAGCACCCTTCGGTGCAGTCGGGAGCGAATCGCTCGGAGGCGTATTGCGCATGAGCGCAGCCCTGCACCCTGAAGCCCGCGCACTGCTTGAGGCGTACCGCCTACGCGGCGGGCTCGCCATCTGATGAACGACCTCACGATCCACACCGCCGTCGCAACG